CGGTGCTGTTGGCTTATCAGTAAATGCTGGTGATTTTAAATTAGCTTTTAAAGCCAGCAACTCTGTTAAACTTGTTGTAGCAGTGTAATCAGCAAGCGCATTAATAAGCGCTGCCATTGTTGCCAACTGATCTGTGTTAGCCCCTTTGGGTGCAGTCGGTGCGGTTGGTTTGTCCGTAAATGCGGGTGATTTTAAATTAGCTTTTAAAGCCAGTTGGTCATTAACCCAACCTTTCACTAATTCATCTTGCTGGTTTACATATTTAACATCTGCATAGCCATCTAACTTAATGTTAAATTCAACGCTATCAATATTTGAGAACTTTGCAGCAATAGTAAATGCAATCGTGACTGCCTTGGATTTGTTGTCGCCAGATGGTTTATAAATTTCATCACAGCTGCCTATTGCAATTAAACTACCCTCTTCATCAAAAATACCATACTCACGGATATACCAGCCACCAACATTCGCAGGGAGTACAACATTGAGTAGCATAGTGTCTTTATATTCATTATCAACGCTTGAGCTGTCTATCTCTTTACGAAACTGCTCGCTGGTAAGCTGTGTTTCTCTTCCACTTGGTATATAGCTAGCATCACCGATTGCGAAGTATTTAAGTTTTACCGTCGTACCTGCAGCTGCGGCAGCAGCAATCTTTGCCAGACCAATATCTGTTACGATGGTGTTACTTGTCATTTTCTATCCTCCATGAGTATATTAATTTTAGTTGCAAAGGCAACGTATGGTTTTGTATCAAAGTTTATATTTTGAATGTAACTTACCCAGCTCCGCGTATTTTTATATTGTTGAATGAATGAATCAAGCAATTCTATTTTCTCGGGAGTAAATGATACGGCACTTGGTAGTGAAATCTGAAAGGTATATGGATCTCCATCATACTCAAACCATTCAAGAATATTTGCAGTAATCCCGATCTTATTCAAAGCATACTTAACCCCGGCTTTAGTGCCTTTTAGCTTCTTGAGTTTGGTATAACTTTGAATAAAGTTAATCTTATCCTGCCTAGTTTGAATGAATACATTTTCAATTGAGTTTGCAATTCCACGCTCAACAAGTAAGTAATCCAGCGTTAAATCGTCTAACTTATCCAGACTTGTAAACAGAATCTTAGTCGTGATAATCTCGACGATCTCATCAATCTCCGGCTGTATCGCAGCACAAATCCAGCGTATTTCATCCTGTTTGCGCAGAGTATCCGGCAGCAAATCAATCAATTTAGTATCAAGAATGGTCGCCATCAATAATCTTTCTCAATTCCGCCGTAGTTAATCACTAATTCGGTATTATTCCCAACCTGCAGGCAAGTCAGCTCGGTTTGCGTCGGTGCAGTAATCACTACCCGTCGCGCTCCGGCCGCCATAATCATAGCTTCGAGTCGCGAAGGATTAATTGCCCGTCCAAGCTTGGTTTTAACTGAATAAATGAAATTAGCTACCGCTTGAGCTATTGCAGCCTGAATCTGGCTGACTTCTACATCAGTCTTGGAGCTGATCCAATAACTTAACTCTATCCGATAATCAATCTGCTTGGGTGCAATAACTTCCAGCTTATCCGTTAATGGTCGCCGATCTTCGGGGTTACAGGTTTCAAGAACCAATGCCAGCTCGGCAGGAGTTGGTAAGCGTCCATCGGTCATCAGTGGAACTAACTGCACAATGCCAGGACTGGGTGAATATGGCTCAATATCAATCACCGCAGTTGATGCTTCACGCGCCCAATACTTATAAGCATTATCCGGACCAGCTGTGGAGAGTTTATCCGGTGCAGCCAAACGTCTAGCTTGAAACAGCTCATCCGATTCTTTATCGTCACCTCCGGTAGAAGCATCAATATTAACTACTCCGCCGACGTAAGCAATCGGATCAACCAGATTGACAATCTGACCAGCCGCATAATTATTACCCGCATCACCACCAACCGTAGCAATGCAGATAATCGTAGCTGACTCCTGTCCAGCTTTGACACTTACCGTCTCGGGTACTTCAAAGAACACCTTACTGTCTGCAGTTACTCGCGTACCAGCTTCAATCGTCAAATCGTAGCCCAATACCTGACTGAGGGTGAATACCATAGTTACCCGCGCCTTAACCGCTTTTTTACGCTCCAGATCAAAATCAGTAGCAAAAGCATCAAGGTACTCATCTTGGGCATAAGGAAGTAGATTCTGTTTACCGGTAAAATCAATCGTTGCCCGCAAGCCAACAAACTGGGCTGTAAGCACATTGAATAACGTCATCAGTGGATCAGCTTTAGCCAGCGTGCGGTTAGATTCTTTTTCGTAACGGCGGACAAATCCATCGAGGATTTTTTGCGGATCTTTGTCCGCAAAGGTTATTGGTTTAAGATTGTTTAAATTCATAGATACTCTGCCCTAACTTCAATAAATACCTTTGGCACCAGATTGCCATTAATCAAGTCGCTTTCAGACCAATCATAATGTGATACCCGTGCGCGTGGTTCGTAAGTCTTAACTTGTGACGACATATCAGTTTGATACATCATAATAACTACCTCAATCCGTTCATCAATCAAGCGGCTGTCAAGCCCCATGTCGCGCTGATAAGGTATTTGCCCTTTTTTCTGAGTAAAGATATTGCGGATATTTTGCACAATCTCCTGCAACACAGTAGCTGGTGCAAAGTCTATCGGCATGGTTTCGGATAAATCAACAGCTAGTAGCATCAGTTATACTCCTTGAACGTCACGGATAAATCAAGCTCAGTAATATCGCCAAAAAAATCAATATCTTTATATTTCTTGCTCAAACTGGTAATCACAAACTCGCCCAGATTTTCTGTACCGATAAAGAGATCATAAATATCACCATCATCCAAGTAGCGATTAAACAGGCGTAACTTTTCTTTAACGTTAACCCCGAAATACGATGAGAGCTTGACATTAAGTTTTACCTCATCGGCATTAGCCCCTACATACTCAAGCTTAGGCTTTGCTCCGATTATTTTATGCTCCGCGTATTCGACCGAGCGACTATGTTCAGCATCGCTAAATGTCATGGTTTCCCACGGGCGTACAGTAAAAACAATCCCACCAAATCCCCCGAGATTGCCTAAATTCTTTAATGTGTCCAGTAATGACATTTATATCTCGCAATAAAAAAACCGCCCGAAGGCGGTTTTGGTTAATGTTGTGTTGGTTTGGTTAAGAGCAACGCTAAATCATCGGCATCAACATACAACCGATCCTCATGTTCCAAAAAGCGAACCATTCTACCATTAAAATAATCACTGAATTTTTCTGTCATGTTATGCCACCTTATTTAAAACTGCATTAATATCAATCTGATACACATCTTTCCATGCCTCTGCCGGATAAGAATGTACCACCCCAAATCTGTCATCAGGAATATCTTTCATCACCAAACCGTTACGGTTACAATAGCAGGTTAATTTTAAACCATTAACTTTTAAATGTTTCAGCCGACTCTGTATTGCGAGTACCGTTGCATATTGATACTCTGGTGCAGAGTGATTTAATTTAGCCTCAAGCTGACGGACTTTATCATTGGCGCGAGCAAGTTTACCCATTACCGACGCTTCACGGCTGCTACCGATATGCCCCTTTTCTCTAATCGCTTGACTAAGTTCAGTGCCTAATAAATCATAATTACGCTGCAACAACTCTTTTTCTTCCTCGGATTTAAGCGCCAGTAACAATAAATCCTTGCGTGATAACTCAACTGCTTGTGGAGCTGCGGAAGCAGCAACCTGTCCATAGCTGCCAGTTTTGCGAATTGATGGCAAAACTTCACTAACTACAAATTCTTCAAATTTTTCTGCATCTGGTAATTTGGAACGCATCACTAAGCGATAAACATCGCGCTCTGGAATAATTTTAGTATTACGTAGCTGACCCGTTAAATTCACGGGATAGCTTGTACTTCCCTTGCAATGCGTTCTAATTGCTTGGTCTGTGTCTTTATAACCTAACTTTTCTGCTACTTCTTTGCCAATAAACCACAGGCTGCCATCATCATGAGTTAACACCGTCAAATCACCAAATAAATCACTATGGAATTTATGGCTGTGATTATCTGGTTGTGGCTGCTCAATTTTGGCAACCGGATTAAACAGTGGCGTTAGTACATTTTTTATAAACTCAAGAATGTGAGAAATATATTTACCCTCTGGTGCATTAACAATTAATTCCCCGATTTGTGAGATACTAATAAAAAAATCTTCTCGTGGAGCAAAACCTTTGCAGTTGGTATACTGACGTAACATTGGCTTGGATAGCGCTGCTTGCACAGACTCTCTTGTATATCCTAGATGCAGGAATACCGGATAAGCGATAACCAGCTGTTTTTCAGTATCAACAAAGGTGAAACAGTTCAGAAGATTCGTCATAACGTGCTCTTTGGACGTTTTGGACGGATTTATAGCCATTGGCAGCTGTTTAGTCATGATGATTTTCCTAGTAGAAAATGTTTTGTATCAATTATCTACCTTGTGGGTAGAGCTGGAGCTTGATACCACCGCTACTAGACGGCTGCTATTTATTTGGATATTCATAGCACTCCAACCCATTGGTTGGTGCAGAAAAATAAAAAAAGCCATTGAACAGTTGGCGCTGCTAGTAGTAAATTATAGGAGGTATCAATTCCTAGCGATATTATATCACATTTTCTAAATATCACCACTTTCATCTACCAATAAAAAAAGCTACCCTACGGGTAACTTTTTTTAAACTTCAACAGGTTTTTTAAATATTAATAACTTAAATGTTGCTTCTTCAGCTTTTTTATTAGATCCGCACCCTGGTTGCTGTACGGAAGTAATAGAATCAACTTGCACTAGCTCCCATCCATCAACTGCAGCAGCGTTTATAATATTTTCATACTCTTTAATTACAACAGCATGACTATTCTTCCCTGATTTCCCAGTGTGTATTTCAACTGGGACATTTACACACTTATAAACATATTGAACCATTAAAACCTCCTTTAAAATTAAGGTAAATCATCGCCACCATTAGGATATACACAACGTGCAATTCTATCTCGACCTTTACTAACCCCTTTAATAGCGCCAAATTTTTTTACTGATAAAATCATATATTCTGAACATGTAGGCTCAAATCTACAACGCCCACGATAACGATCTGGAGTAATTTTTTGATAACACCGAACAAAAAAAATGATGACTATTTTTAGCATAATTGATATTATTCTTTATTCTTATTTCTTGGTCTCACTATATACGTTAAGCTTAGTGTACCATATATTTTAATAATCCAGCAATAGCTAAGATGGTTGCAAAACCAGTTCCCGCTATCCATTTGATTAATTCAAACTTTAATTCAGCAATTGTTTTATCTAATTTTTCATTAGTAACTAAATGGTTCTTTTGCTTTTCTTCAATATCAGTCACAATTGTTGCAATTGCCGTAATTTGCTCATCATTAAATTTAGCGTCTTTTAATTGTTTGATGTAGTCAATAGTGTGCATGGCTTATATCCTCTTTAATAGTTATATTCTACCCTATCATAGCTCCTTATGTCAACAAATGCTTAAATGACAGCAAAAAATTTGGCGACTTTTTTAGCTTCATCTTTAAAGTTTTTTAAAATTGTTTGACCTAAATATGCTGGATGTTTATTAATCACCGAAACATTAATGTAATGAAACCCTTTTATTGGAATTTCTTCGTACTCAACTTCACTCATGTATAATTTTTGTGTGCTAGGATATTGTTCACTTTGGAAAGATATTTCCGCTAAATTTTTGATTTTCGAAATACCTCGCCTAGTTTTGATTGAACCAATATAGTTACCCGTCAATTCAAATACATGTTCTGCGTATCCATCTACTTGACTACTCATTGCAAAATGATAATCATTCAACAACTCTTCATAATCTTCTACAGTAATAACAACTATGCTTTGTGGATCATCCAAAATATCAATATTACGAGATAAGTCTCTTAATTCATAGTAGGCTCTGCGATACCCGGATAATTCAATAAACGTATCTAATTGATGATTAACATTTAATAGCGAAATAACATCAATAAACTTTTGACTGCACCACTCATTCATATTAACTAAATCAGTCAAATCACCCATTAACAAAGCAATTCGATGCTTACATAAAATATTTTTATTTACACTTCCTCTACAGCTACACTTAAAAGAAACTTCTCCATTATTTTCTATTAATCGTATATCATGAATAATTCCAGTACTCCCACGCACTTTATATTCGTAATTTAGCATAGCTCACTCCAAGCAAATAATGTATTTTACACCTAAATATTTGCTGATGTGTTCCATTTTGTAAACTAACTCACCACACCGTCACCTGACGTACCAGAAACCTGTTTACCATCACCATCTTTATACTCTCCAGCCTTATGCTGATGCTCAAGCCATGATTTACCGTTGATGATAACCTCGCCATTCAGGTTAATCACTTCGGCATTGATGGTTGCTTCACCTTTGCAGTCTATCGTTAGCTTATGCTCTTTGCTGTCGTAACTAATTACCGTACCATCCGGATAAGTAGTTGAATCAATATTTTCATCGCCTTCAGGAGGCAGGTCAACTTCGTTGTAGGTAAAGCCGAGCACTACACCATCCGATAACGATGGTGCGATTAATGCCACGACTGCCTGATCACCGATTTTAGGCAAATTACGTTCGCGGTTACGTGTGCCACCACCCGTCATAATCGGCAAATCTGAGCTTACTCCATCTTGGTCTGGGAATGTTACCCGACAAGTATGCTTTACTGCATTAACCGAGTAAACCTCACCCAGTTTAAAGATGTTATTATTTATCATTGGCTAAATCTCCTAAAACACGGTGGGCCGTGAAGCTGGTTCGGTAAGAACTACTACCAACTGAATGCGTGGTACTCTCAATATAGTAGCGTCCGCTAAACTGCCCATAATCGACAATATCAACGGTAATCCCAGCCATCAGTGCCGGATTCCCCATCACATCACCGCTAATCACCCATTCGCCACGGTTCTTTTTCCTGAGTAATGCCAATGCAGTAGTCTCAGCCTCTTTTGCCGAATGAAATTTCTGCCGGATATTTAAAACCTTGCCACCACCATTAATATTAGCTTGGTCCAGATAGCTTTTGGTTGTCGTTGGCTCGGGCTTTTTCTTTGCAACAGTAGTATTTGGCTTATTGGCTTTATTTGGCGTATTATGCGTAGCTGTCCATTCTGAATTATCGGTTAAGGTAAATCGAGCCTTTTTATGGCTAACACTGGCAATATGTGTTTTTTTCTTGGTCGGGTCGTAGTATGAGGCTTTAGCTTCCTTATAAAGGTTAAAGCCTTGTGCGCCAGCTCGCCGGTTATTAATGTCATATTT